TATTAGCAAACTTAATGTTTGGTTTAGCTTCTAGTACAATAACCTTAGGAGCTTTATTTTTTACAATAACAACAGCTCTTATAGTGGATACAACTATGCCACGATTAATCTGTAACAACGTAGCATACACACTCATTTGTAAAGCATAAGCATTAATATCAGTCACACTCCTATTGGATGTTTTATAGTCAATCACAGTATAAGTACCATCTTTGTTTTTAACTAAAGCGTCATAACTACCAGCAATCTTAATATCATTGCTAATATCGTATTCAATATATCCTTCTATTTCATCAGGAGTTGGATTCAATTCTAAATACTCTTGTCTAAATACAGAGCATACAAGCTGTAAATAGTCTAAGTCGATGTCTGATATGGAAACATCTTTTTCGTTCCTTAGAGATGCCTCTATGTAATCCTTAGGCATACTCATGTCTTTATTTAACTTTCCTTCATAGTAAAGTTGGGCATATAAGTGGACAAGGGTTCCAAATACAGTATTAGCATTACCAAAGAATGTCTTTTCTTTATCAATAACATTCTTCTTCCACATCATTGGATTATCATATAGATTACGCAATCCACTAGGACTAATTACCATACCTTCATAGTTAGCATATTCTGCACCATGAGGTTTAATTTCAATCTCATTTATCTTTTCAAATACACTCATTGTCTAATCCTTTTAGTTTCTTCAATCTTAGTTGCTTGTATACTCCATTTTGAAGCTTCTTCATCTGTATAAAACCCTACATCATAAACTACTTTGTTATACATCCACTGCCATTCGTAAATAGGTTCCTTTGGCTCAGCGTAACACCATAAATTAGTATCAAATTCTTCTCCATTCTCAAATGACGTAGTGGTATCACCAGATACAGTTAGGTGCATACCATTGAAATACCCCAAGTAAATTCTTTGTACCTTTTCATCAAATATTGAATCAGACACATAGCAATAGTCTCCTACAACTAACTCATGCCCATTCTCACCTCTTGGAACAATCACGTTTGAAGTGAAGAACTTAATTAAATCACGCTCATGAAATGTACGTGTTTCAGCATCTTCATCAAACCAACCTATTGCTAATAATACTTCTTTAGTCATTTTATTCCTCCATATAATTGGATATTCTCTAGTAAATCATTTAGATTACCATCTAAGTCTATATAGCATAGCCAGTAAGCATAAGCATTAACGTCAATACCATCGAATGTACAATCTATTGGTTCACTATGTTCTAGTTCACATTCCATTAGCAGCTGTTTAATCTGTTCGTAGTTTTCTTTTACTCTACCCATCTTAATATCCTCCATCTAAATATTTATAGTCATTAATCATTATGGTTAATAGCTCTTGAAACTCATCTCTATCCATAGCATAGATGCTATCCTTTAATGCTTTAATTCTATTTCTATCTTCTATTAAATCATCGTAAAGTCTCTTTCTGAAGTCACATATTTCTTGAGTAGATAATCTGCTAACTAATTCATCATATAAATCTTCTGTTTCAAAGTCATCTAATTTAACTTCTACTTCAATATATTTTTCTATCCACATTTTTTATCCTTTAAATTACAGGCACTACAGATTTCACTATATGCACTCCATCTTCAACAACAATTACAGCCCTGTAATCATCATAACCTTCAATTCTAGCTTTATAAGTAGCACCTTCTAAGAAATTAATACCAGAAGGCTCAATAATGCATCTTAAAGCCACTTCCATGCTATTACACATATCCTTACTTGGATTAACTACTTTAGAGCCTCTAAGCCGTTCTAATGCTCTTTCGATAGCATGGTCTGTAAATACCATCTGTACTCTTTTTGTTTTCATAAGTATTCCTCAATATCAATTTCAAATTCAATTCCATCTATTTCAATGGTCATGCTACTAGGTCTATCATCAGCATCAGGATAAGCATCTAGTATCTGTTCAATGATACTGAATTCATCACTAGGTTCTAATTCAAACACTGTCATCCATTGTCCACGATTGCCATCAGCATCGGCTCCGTACAATTCTTTCCACTGTCTCATCTTGTCTCTCCAACTATTTTAGCAAATTCTTCCACCATGTCTGTGGTTACATAATCAGGTAATGGTAAAGTTTCACCTTCATCATCTACACCACCTACTAGCACTATGCTTCCTGCATATGGTTGAGGAAAAGCAAATGGGCTTATATCTACAACTAGATTGCCACTCTTCAATAATCCCTCATCATCTATAAAGGCACTAATATCTCCTAGAGCATTGGTTACTGCATCAAATGTATCACATTCAAGATATTTATAATAGTCTTTATAGTCTTTAATCCACACTTCTTTGATTGTGTAATCTTTGGTTGATATGCAAATGCCTCTTATGCCTTTCATTTCATTACCCCTATTAATATTTTGTCTGTTTCCGCACTAGCTGTTACGTTATGGTTTGGTTGTATTCCTACCAAAACTGCCATTACTCCTTTTCTAAAGTCTGTTAAGTCTCTTGAGAGATATATCTTGAACTCACTTCCTGCATACTCTTTTAACTGAGCAATAACTGCATAGCTATTACCCACAAAGTATTGAGCATCCATTTCATTGTGAGTAATACAATTAGCTACCCACGTTCTTTGTCCATGTTGCATGACTGTGTAATAACAATTGCCTTTTGCTTTAACTACGTAGTAGAAACCTTTTTCACACTTTTTTGTGTTATCTGATAGTAATATCATTTTGAACTCCTAAATAATTTATATTCTAGCTCATCTACTGAACTACTTTTATCTATTAAAGTATCTTCTGAAAGAGGTTTAGTCGTTCCATAAGATTGCATATCATCGCCAACTATAACTTCTCTCATTCTAAATACTCCACGTCTAAACATTGAGGTATGAAGTAAACAAGATAGTTTTTTGTAATCAATACCTTGCTCATATTCTTTAGCTATAAGACTAACCATGAATATCTTTCTGCTGTTCTTGTTGTACATATCATTACTTCTAAAGTTAAGTAATAGCTTGGTTTCAATACCCATCTTTTCAAGAGTTAATATCATTCCAATAATACGACTAGCATTATTGATTACATCTTCATGTTTAACGTCTGAGAGATAAGAGGCATTAACACTAATTTGTATCTGCTTCTTAACATCATCATCTATTGGATTAACCCATGCTTCAGGCTCTCCACTCAATACTAACCCTACATCAAAGAATTGACCATATACATCAAACTTGTAATCTTTAGTAGTTTCATATTTATCATCTAAGGTATCGGCGTATTTATGTGAAGCTAATTTAATCTTACTGATTATTTCATTACTTCCATTTTCTACAATATCCATAAAGTCTTCATAGGTATGTGTTCCAGTAAAAGAAATATCGTCATCATCATCAACTTTCCTTTTAGAGTCTTTTCTTTTAGTTTTAACATTCTCATTCTCTATCAAGAACTGTTGAATATCATATACGCTATTGAACTCAATATGTATTTCTTGGTTAGTATCATGTTTTATTTTCATACTATGCTCCTAGTCTAAATCAAATGGGTCACTATCTACTGTAGTATTAGCCACAACAACCTTCTCAGTATGGATACATTCAGGAAAGTTGGTACATCCCATAAACTTACCGTACTTGCCTTCCTTCTCAATCATATGACCTTTGCCACAAATTACACATTCTTTGCCACTATGCTCAATCTTAGGGGCTGTAGTAGTGAACGCTTTATCTGCTGTAAATGATGATGTTTTATAGTTAGCTTTGAATTGTTTAAGTAGTGCGTTTCTAGCATCCTCATCAATACCCTTGAAACAGTGAATCTTCAATGCCTCATAAACATCTATCCCAGCTTTCATAAGCTTAGCAGTACCAATACAAGAACGCATAGTTATCATAATATCTTCAAACTTAGCATCTGCAACAGCTCTCATGGCTCTGAATCCACTTGCTAGTGCTTTATCTCCACATAGCTTCTCCTCTAGCTCTTCATCTAGCTCAAAGTGTACTAATGCAAATCTATCTAATGTTGCAGCATCTAACTTATTACGCCCTACATACTTAGTATTAGCCCCTGTTCCAACTGTATTAGCTGTACAAGCCATACGGAAATTATCATGCTTTGTTAGCATATTGCCATCAGGAGTTTCTATAAATCCATTACTAATTGCTGAATTAAGAACTACCAATACATTAGGATTACCAGCATCAATTTCATCAAGATTAAATAATCCACCATCTCTAAAGGCATGAATAAATCCGTTATATCTATATACCCCATTAGCATCTACAAAGCCAATCAAGTCTGTTTTGGTTGTTTGCATAGATACAGATTGACTATGGAATGGAATTCCTAACCCTTTAGCTACTTGCTGTAGCGTATGGCTCTTTGAATTACCAGCTTGTCCACTAAGCATTAAATTAGCTCCACTAGCCACAATCTTAGTAATCAACTCAAATTGCTTATGCACTACCCCAACATCAACGGGTTCGCTTCCGTTATAAGACACTGATAGTAATTTAGTGGTATTTTGAGCAATTCCACCTATAGCTTCGTTTATCTTTTCTTCTATCCCTAAAGCATTTATATGCTCACCAATTATCTCTGTAATCATAGGCTTAAGTGCTTGCCCTAGTAAATCATTTTGTGTACTCATTTTATCATCTCCTATTATTTTGGTTAGTAATTAATCCACTCTGCTAAATCATCAGCATTAGTAAACAAAGCAGTTTCTCCCCATGCATTCATTACTGAAATATACTTATCAGTAATTACATAGTTTATGCCGAACTCTTCGCATAGCTCTACCATGATATTTCTAATTTTCTTACTCACAATCTATCCCTTAATGTTCAAGACGTTACCAGTCTTATATTCCCATGCATCAAGCAATCTGCCAACTCTGCCAACTGTGATATTTGGATAACGCATCATTAAATATGAAATCACTATCATCTGTTTTTCTGCTCTACTCATAATCTACTCCTCTTCCCATTCAGTCCAATATATATTGTCATTTTCATAGTCTTCTACAAGCATCTCTTTTGTATAGCCGTTCGTAAATAGGCATTCATCAGAACAATAATATTCTTCACCATTTCCAGCGCAATATCCTTCATTCATGCCTTGTCCGCAATTACTGCAAGTGCGATAAAACTTCACAATGTAACCCTCACTTTCATACCATTCTCAAATTCAATCTTTTCACCATAACTATTATGGAAATACCATACACCAGCTTTTTGATTTATATAGCAGTCCAATTTCTGTAATACGGCATTAATACGTGATTTAGTAGTAGTGGTCAAAAAACCACCATTATTAAGTACCAAATAACCATCATTATTAATTCTAGCTACAATTGTATTCCATAGCACTAAACAAGGCTCACCATCCTTATTGATATAAACCTCAGAATTACTCATCTTTTTGGGAATATAATCCCATAGGCAATTTGCCATTTCTTCGCTAATTTTACGCATTGATTGCATCCTCCAAAACTTTACTGTATAACTCTTGTAAATGCTCATCTAGGGAAAATGTATCATCCCACTCAATTACAACTATTCCACCATCTACAATTACATAAATGCCATGTTCATCAGCTTGGATATTAAACACCTCATAATCATCTTCGCCCCTACTGTCGTAATCTTTCCAATTAATTTCAAATAATGGTAATTTACTCATATTTTGAAATTGCTCCAATAATTTGTTACTTCCCATAATTTACCCCTTAATTTTTACGGTCAGAATATACCCTGCCATCAATAACGCATAAGCAAATATGCAACTATGGATTAAAAATCCTGCCATTTCTGATTGTAGTTCCATAATAGAACCTCCATTTATAATCTGTGGAATTATTAACTTAACCCGTAAATTAATAACTCCATTAATTATAAAGTGTAGTTTACTATCGTATAGCGTACTATTCTATACATACGGATATTAAGCGCATTTATTAGCGCACCGACTTATTTGTTACACCCTATACAAACTACATTATAGGAATACTTTTATTGTATTAATCACAAACAAGATTTATTAACATACGAACATTTATAATTTCATTTCACCCTCTTTTTACCATGTTTAATTGTCGTACGAAACGATACAATCCGATTATATAAACAATCGTTTTTAATGGGGTTATTAAGCTCAAATTACTATTATAAAATCAATTCAAAAAACACTACTATTTATTAATGTATATAGATACAAATTGCAATAATCCATATAATTCTATATTTCTATTTTTCTATTTAATGGGCTTAATCGTCATGTAGAATTGCATTAATTCCACAATTAAGTACCTATAGATAAATAGTTTTTCATTAAAAACATCATAGAACACTATATTTTTTACAGATATGCGAACTGTATAACACTATAGGATAGTGCTATATTATAGGCATAATTGTGATTAAAAAATAAGCGATTTATAGCTTATTAATTAATCAATTACTACTAAAAAGTGGTAACTACTTTTTAGATTTTTTAATTTTGTCACCTTGTATTTTTTTTGAAGTAGTGCTTACTTTTGAATTTTTTAGGAATTCAACTATCCCTAAATTATAATCCTCAATATTGAATTTATCAAACAAGGCATTTATAGTGCTGATTTCAAAATTAGAAATCAGATTGTTAATTTGTCCGATAGTCAATAATTCATCTCGAATCTTTAACCCGTCAATCAATTTCAATCTAGCAACCTTTATAGCTAATTTGAATTTGTCGTGAAATTGTTTTGCTTTAAGCCCTTCTAATTCCATTTTTAAGACAAAGTTGATTTTGTCCTTTTTAGTTGCTCCTATAACCGACTCGTCCTTAATGGACTCCATTATATAACTGATTACCTCACGTACTTTACTATCGTTATCTAAACGTGCTTGTTTCGCTTTATAGCTATTATCAAGCATTCCTGTATTGATTGTCTTTAGTAGTTCGTTTTGTGCATTCATCTTGTACCCTTTATGTTTTTAAGTTCGTCTTATTTGACGTTCGATATTGTAGCACTATGTTGCTATGTTATCATATTAACATATTAGATTAATTCATAGAGTACGACTTTAGTTTAAGCTTACGATAGAGTAACGGCAGTTGTTAGATTGTGTTAAGGGTGGTATACCCCTATGGTATTGTTGTATAGTAGTGGTGACGTCCTTCAAACTGCCAAACAATTTTGGAAGTAACCTTAAACTAGTCTTAAACTAGCTGAGGTTTGTATATCTCATCTATAGTTACTTGCCTAGTAGGTTCATCATCATCTAGTACATATATGAAGCCTGATATAGCATTTATTTGTACGTTTGACACTGACTCTGTAGGTGCTAATCCCATTGATTTAGCTGCTATCTCTGCTGTTCTCATAAGTGTCATAAGCTCATTAGCATTTTCTGTTTCATCTACTAGTGTATTAGCTTTGTCTATTACTTTATGGATAAGAGTCTTTAGTTTATCTGCTAGTTCCATGTTTCCAGAACGTAATAAATCTATTGCTTGCTTGGATTCATCTTGAGTGTCATACATAATTACCACCTTTTTATGATAGAATTGTATCACAAGAACTTAAGGAATCAAATGTGACTAGTAAAAGGAACGAATGTGACTGAAAAAGAAATATATAACATAGCCTTTGGTGTTAGGATGATGTTTGAATATGATGAAGATGAGTTTGAGTTCATTAAGAAGTATATAAATGAGATGGATAATAAGGCACTAGATAAGATGCTTATTGCTTGGATTAAGGAGAGAAGAAATGAACCTAAAATCAATAAAGATTGATGATATTGCTAGGATTATTCAATATAATGAAGATAAGAGTAAGAAGAAATTATCAGAGTTAAAGTCCATTAAGATTCATCCAGAGACATATAGAACACTAAAGAAGATACAGAGTGCTAATAGCTTGAAGAGTGTATATGGAACAATAGATATACTCATTATAACTGCTGCTATGGCTCAGATGAGTGATAGTACAGATGAATATCAATCAATTAAGAAAAGGATTGTTGCATGACAAATAGAGAAGTATACGATGCTATTATGGTTGAGTTTAGTCAAGTAGACTTTAATGATAATGAGATGGTTAAGAAGTGCGTTATTCAAGCTGTTAACTTCACTAAGAGTAAATTGAATATTACAACAAGTATGGCTAGTAGATATGTGTATCAGATAGTTATTGCTTGTAAGAATGGAACAGTACAACCTAATGGCTAAGCTGCAGAAGAAAGTATTGCCTCATCAACATAAGATTATCTACTCGCAAGCTATGTATCCAGCTCTCGTAGCTGGTTTTGGAAGTGGTAAGAGTGAATCGTTGATTATGAAGGTATTGAAGCAGTTGTTTGAGATTAATGAGTATGCTTATATTGCTGTATATGAGCCAACAGTTGACCTTATTAAGAGAATTATGTATCCTAGATTTGAAGAGATATTAGCTAATGCTGGATTGAAGTATAGATTGAATAAGTCTGAAGGTACTATTGATATTGAATCAGTAGGACAGATAATATTTCGTTCATTAGAGAATCCTAGCCGTATTATCGGTTATGAAGTACATCATAGTCATGCAGATGAATTAGATACGCTAGATGCTGATAAGGCTTCTGATGCTTGGGTAAAGATTATCTCTCGTAATCGTAAGAGATTGCCTGATAATGGTACAAATACTGTATCAGCATATACTACTCCAGAAGGATTTAGATTTACTTATCAGAGATGGGAAAAACAAAGGATTAAAGACATTGAAGAGCTTGGTTTCTCTGACTATGAATTAATTAAAGGCTCTACTTATGATAATCCTTATCTACCACCTGAGTACATACGTTCACTAGAGGCTTCTTATCCAAAAGATTTGATTAGAGCATATCTTAATGGTGAGTTTGTTAACCTTGAGTCTGGACAAGTGTATGTTGACTTTGATAACAAGCTAAATCATACAGACCTCTCATTAGATGGTTCTTATAGACCATTTAACAATGCAGAGAGAGTTCATGTTGGATTAGACTTCAACATAGGTCATATGAGTGCTGTAGTGGGTGTTCACAGGGATGATAATATGTATATAGTAGATGAGATTACAAACCAAAGGGATACTCCATCTATGATAGTTGAAATAAATAGAAGATATGGTCATCATCCAATAACTGTATATCCAGATGCTAGTGGTAACTCAAGGAAGACAGTTGATGCATCTAAGTCTGATATTGTATTGCTAAGAGAAGCTGGGTTTACAATCAATGCTCCACTGAAGAATGGTGCTGTTAAGGATAGAATTATTGCTGTAAACACTATGTTTTGTAATTCTATTGGTACAAGAAGGCTATTTATCAATACTCACGTTTGCAAAGAGTTGGTTGATAACTTGAATGAACAAGCTTATGATGATAATGGCAACCCTAGAAAGGCAAACAATGTTGACCATATGCTTGATGCTCTAGGCTACCTAATAGTTCGTAAATATGGCGTAAATAAGGCTACAACTAAGGTAAAAACATTTAGGTTATAATTTCACTACTATGGTAAACCTCTGAAATCACGTTTACTTTGTTTAAAAAGGACACATAATGGCTCTATATAAAGAACAGAAAGATAACGTAGATTTTAAGCATCCTGACTATTTGCTTTCAGCTGAGCAAGTTAAGTATGTAAAAGATATATTCGATGGTATTGATACGGCTAAGAAGTATGTCAAGCAAGCTCCTAGGGAAAATGATGAATCTTATATTACAAGAAGAGATGCTGCTACACTAAAGAACTTTGTTAAGAGAGCTGCTGAAGCATTTGTTGGTATGATATTCAGAAAGCCTATTGATACGGTTGGTTTTGGAAAGAGCGTAAATGCTGTATTTAAGAATGTTGATACTAAGAATACTATCAATAAATTCTCAAGAGATTTAACTACTACACTGATACGTGATGGTAAATGTTTTATTGCAGCTGATACTCCAATTGGAGGGGGAAATCCATATCTAGCTATTATTGAACGTAATAGCGTAATTAACTGGAGAAAAGACTCTACTGGCAAGTACACCATGGTTGTCGTGCATGAAGTAATTGAACAGCCAAGCGGTGAGTTTGGAATAGAAGTAGTTGAGCAGTGGAGAGTATATAAAGAAGATGGAAATGTTGATATTTACTCAAAGAATGAAAATGGTGAATACGGTTTAGTCAAAACAATAGATACAGAGTATGACTATATCCCAATTGTAGCTTTGGATATTAGTGAATTACCTCCTTTATATGATATTGCAAAACTTACTGTTAAGCACATGAATAGAACAAGCTTTAAAGACAAGTACCTTGATATGGCTGCTATACCAATTCCAGTTATATGGGGAGCTGATGAGAATAACGGAGATGGAACTAAGCCTGTATTTGTTATTGGGGTAGATGAAGCATTTGTATTCACTGGTTCTAAGCAAGAAGGTGACTTTGAGTGGAGAGAACTAAGTGGTAGTTCAATAAAAGCTCTACAAGATGATTTATCTGTAATTGAAGAAGATATTACCTCTGGTGTAATTCGTGCAGCCACAAGCGATAATACAACCGTTAAAACAGCCACTCAAGCATTCTATGAAGCAGCTGAGTCATCTAATCGTGTTACGGTTATTGCTAACGTAGTTGAGATTGCATTAAATAAAGCAGTAATCATGTTGGCTGATATGGCTAATGAACCAATGCCTGAAACAGCTAGAGTTATTGTTAATCAAGATTTCAATGCTATTACAAGTGCTAATGATGACTTGCGACTACTTTGGGAAATCTACATGGGCGGGGCTTTGTCAATTGAAACATTCCTAAACTCGCTTGATAGTTATGAAGTGGTAGATATTGGTTCAGTCGAAGATGAACTAAAGCGTATTGGACAGGATAATTTTACTCCTGAACCAAAGAATATGAGCGAAGAGTCAAAGACTGCTATTGACAATAAGATGCTATCGGTAAAGAGCAGTGCAGAACAAATGTGATATAATTTCCACAGCAAAGGTGGATACCAGCTAAAATTTGAAGGAGGACATGGAGATGTCTTTAGATGTAGTAAAAAAGTTTGCAGAAGAAAGTGGTAACGAAGAGTTGTTGAGTGCCGTAAAAGGCATAGGTAGTTCAATGAGTGCGAATCTGGATAGAATCGGCTACTTAGAAAAAGAACTTCAAGGTACAATCTCGAAGCGTGATAGACAAGCTGAACTTGTAAAGGCTAAACTTGGTCTTGAAGAACTTACTGAAGATGCTCTTGAAAAAGCACTACAGAGTAAAGCCAAGCAAGGAACTCCTGAGTTTGAGGCTGAAAAGTCAAAGCTTGAACAGATGATTGCTGCATTACAGGAAGAGAAGACTGGTCTATCTTCAAAGTATGAGCAAACTGTAAATATGGGTAAGATTGAAAGATCGTTAAATGAGCTTGGTGCTGCTAAGGACGCTAACGGACAGAAGGCTTACGATATTCTATTGGCTGAAGTTACTCAGAATGCTGTTTTTGATAATGGCAATCTAGTTTTCAAAGCAAATGATGGAACTACTGTCAGAAATACAGATGGTACTCCAATGACTCTTGCTGATAAGTATAATCAGTTGAAAGAATCTGAAGGGTTTAAGTTCTTGTTTGTTGAGACCAAGCCAAAGTCTGGTTCTGGTACTCAAGGAACAAAAGGTGGGTCTACACAGACTTTAAGCAGAGGGTCAATGACAAATGCGGATAAGGCTAAGTTTATTACTGAACATGGTCAGAATGCGTATTTGAAGTTACCAAAATAACAAAAGGATAAACAATGGCACTTAAAATTGATAATGAAATCGTACACACGGTTGCTACAGAAACTATTATGCAGAATGTTGACGCATTCACAGCTGGTACTCGTGGAGCTATTACACTAGGTACTCAAATGATTTCAGGTGATATGCTTGAAACTTCTATGTTGGCAGAAATTGCTTCACTTATCGCTCGTAGAGATATTGCTTCAGATGCAGCTGCTGCTGTTAAAACTGTTGACTCACGTGATGAGAATACGATTAAGGTTTACTGGGGAACTGGTGCTATTGAGTTTAAATCAGTAGATGCAAAACGTTATGGTACTGATGCTGGTGCATTCTCAGCTGCTATTGGTGAGCAAATTGGTAAGGGTATCATTTCTTATGCTCTAAACGCTGGTATTGCAGCTGTACGTGCTTCTATTCAAGCTGGTGGATATGTTACTGGTGATGGTATCGCTACAATTACTCCTACATTGTTGAATAGCTCATTGAAAACATTTGGTGATGCTCAAGATTCAATCGTATCTTTCGTAATGAATGGTGCTACATATAATGATTTGGTTGGTAGTGCAATTGCTTCTACTTCTTCTTCTGTTGCTTATGGTGCTATCTATGAAGGTGCTACTGGTAGTCTTGGTCGTCCTGTATTCGTAACTGATGCTGCTGGTCTTGCAATGACAGTTGGTGCAGAAGCTGGAACTGCTGTTCTTGGTCTTACTATGGATGCTGTCAGTATCATTGAATCAGAGTCTCGTGACTTTATGAGTGAAATGGTATCTGGTGGAGAGAACATTAAGTATCGTATCCAAGCTGAGGGTTCTTATGCTCTTAACGTAAAAGGCTATAGCTGGAAAGCTGCTAGTGGAACAAACCCAACTATCGCTGCTGTAGGTACTGCTGCTAACTGGGAAAAGAAAGCAACTAACGTCAAGTCAACTGCTGGCGTTATTCTTTTCGTAGCGTAATAAACTATGACTATCATCTACTCTAACAAAGAGGTTGATAGTCTAAGTGGTCAATACGTTGAACCGTTTAGATTCTCAGGAGTTGAAAAAGGTGTTACAAAAGTCTATACAGATGATAGTAAAATTGAATCTGCATACAAAGATGCTGGTATTGAAGTTAGTCCTATTTCTAGTAAAGAAGATAAGCCTTTACCAAAAAAGCAGAATAAAGTAGTCTCTTAGGAGGCTATGAATATTTTTCTATAAGGAATAATCAATGGCACTAGTTATTTATCCTGCAACTGGGTACGATTCATTAATATCGGAGGCAGATGCTACAGCAATCATAACAGCCAATAGCCTACAGTCATCATTGTGGTCTGCATTAACATCTGCAAATAAAGAAATCTATCTACGTATAGCAACTACTAGAATACTAAACTCAGTATCCTATGATTACTCAAACCCAACTGGCTACTTAGATGAAGCAAAATATTTAGCAGCAGATAGCTGCTTACCTAAGTCTTGTGCATTGATGGCTATACACGATTTAGCATATGGATTAAGTTCTGAAATCAATCCTCAGACTGGGCTTATAGCCAAAGAGAAGGTTGGTGATCTAGAAGTTACTTACATTCATGGAGCTAATGCTTCATCCAAGCAACTATCTAGTAGAGAAACTAATCCATTCCCAGCATCAGTTCAATCATGCTTGAAGTCATACGGAGCAATACTAAGCAACGGTGGATTCAGACAAGCTACATTAGAGCGTGCATAATGTCATTGGCTACTAACCTACAAGCTACATCAGTACAGCTTCTAGTAAAGTATGGAAATGCAGTTACTTTGATTAAGTCTGTTAAAGATACTGTATATAATCCTGCTATTGCTGGAGGATATGCAATCGTTAATACAACGTATAGCGATAAGGCTTACATTAAAGCACCTACAACAGCTGAACTTGAATACAGTGGTATAGATTCCTCTTTATGGAATAAAGTGTCAGGAATAGCAACTATAGCGTATAAGAGTGACTATTCTAATATAACAAATGATTGGACTATAAATGGAAAGAAGGTTCATAAGGTTATTAAGACTGAAGCTCAAGATACTCCTATTGTATTAAAAGTATATTTCTAATG